AACTGCAAGCACTCATGGATCGGGTGAATCCATCGGGCTTTACCTTTACGCCAAAGTCGCTCCCGCCAGTTGATAACCCCGTCTTCCGGGACGACGTAGCGCATTAGCACGCCATCAACGTCACGGTCGCCGATGTCTTCAATCAGGCGGCGGATCTGCGCGATGCTGTCGGCGGTGATCGAATCGTCGGTGTCCGCCCACATCAGCCAATCGCCGGTTGCCATGTCGCAAGCCTTGTTTCGAGCGGCGGCGAAGTCGTCAACGTGCGGCCAGTTGTTGCCTTCCTGATTCCAGTAATCCGCGACGATGCATCCGCTTTCTTCGGCAATCGCAAGTGTTTCGTCCATTTCCTGTTCACCACACGCCCGAACGACGATCACTTCGTCCGCCAACGGCTTAAACTGCTCTAGGAATCGCGGCATGATCCGCTCCACATTCCCCGCAATAACGCACAAGCTCAGTTTCATCATTTCTTTCCGCAAGCATTTCCCCAATGCCGCCACGTTGACAAGAGAAAACCCGCCCCCTTTCGAGGGCGGGTCTCGCAGTAACTGGGAGGGCGTTACGGTTTGGTTCCGAATGCGAGGCCCAACGTGAGGCCGGTAGCGGTTCCATAGAGGCACTCGAAAGCGCCATACATGGTGCCGGTTGCGGTATCAAACGAGCGGCGGTAGCCCATAACGATACCCGAAGGATCGGCAGCGCGTTCGATCGCGAGATACTCAGCGCCGGCCTGTGGCTGGAGGTAGCGCATTGCAACATTGATCGCGTCCGGGTGAGCGGCGAAAGCAACCAGCGAGGTGGCAGCGGTGGGAAGGATGTTGGTTTCGTAGGTCGGGAACCCGACAAGCTGGCCAAGCGTTCCTTGGCGAGCGGCTTGGTTGTCGCCGATTGCGTAGGCCTGGAGCACGTTGGTCGATCCAAGCAGCGCGGCACCGACCACGGTGTTGTGGATGAAGCTGCAAACGCCTGGGTCAACATCAACATTTCGGCCGGCGAGAACGGCGCGGAGGGCGATGAGCTGCGAGAGTCCGTAGTTGGCCTCTGCGGTCGTTACGGAAGCGGCGCCGAAGTTGCTGGTGGTGATCAGCTTCCAGATGTTCTCAAGCACCTTCTGGCCAAGCGCACGCCCAGCCTGCATGGCAAGCTCGTCGAATCGCGCACCGCTGGAGTTGGCGGATTGCAGATCGGTGATGTCGAACGTGACAATGTTGTGCTGGTTGAGGTTGACGGTGTTGTGCGTCACCGCGCCGCCGCCGGTCTGGTAATTCGCGGTGCTGGCGTTGTAGGTGGTCGCCGTCAGCGCGGAGATGTAAGGAACAACAATCGCGTCGCCCTTTTTGCCGGTCTCGCCGTCAAGCGAGCGGGAGAAAGCGCGAAGCGGAGCGAGCTTTGCAGTGAATGCCTTCAGGGCTTCCTGCGCGAAGATGGTGTCGTTGAAGGAGATGGTGGACATGTGGAGGATTGTTTAGAGATTGGATTCTTTGCGGATGGCGGTCGAGTTGGCCTGGTAATAGGCCGATTTTTCAAAGCCGGTCAGGCTGTTGAACTTGTCGAGGTGAGGAGTTTTGCTGGAGTTGGCTGGGCTGGCGGAATCATCCGTGGTGACCTCGACTGGTGGGTGTCCAGCGGAGGCGAGCATCTCGGAAGCTTTCACTCCAGCGGAGGCGGTCGCCTGCTCTTTCGCCTTGTTGGCCGCTTCGATAGTTTCGTTTGCGGCGGCAAGCTCGGTTTCAAGCTCGGTCTGGCGGGCGGAAAGCGTGGCGATCTCAGCGAGGTGCGCGGCGATCGTTTCGGTTGCCGTGGCAAGCTCGTTCTGCGCGACGTTCAAGGCTTCGGAGGAAGCGGTAACGTCGGACTCAAGTTCTCCGATGCGGGCGTTAAGTCCTTCGACTTTGTTTTCCCATTCGGCTTTTGTGGTGAAAAGTCCCATGCCCGCCGAATGGGTTTCGGTTCCCGAATGGCAAGCGGAATTTTTCGCCTGTTTCAATCCGATCTGAATCACCTCGTCAATAAATCCATGCTCGATTGCGACGATGGCGTTCATCCACGTCTCGCCTTTCATCATCTCCCGCATTTCGGCGACCTCCTTTCCGGTGCGGCCCGCGTAAATCTCGGCGATCTCTTGCGACATGGAATCCAGCAAATCCGCGGCTTTTGCGTGTTGCTCGGCATTGCCAGCGGTGACGGTGGAAACCTCGTGGATCATCATGCGGCCGCCTTTAACCATGCGGATCTTGTCGGCAGCCATGGCGACAACTGAAGCCATTGACGCGGCGAGGCTGTTGATCGTAGCGGTCACGTAGACGCCACGCTCCCGAAGCTCTAGAAGCGCGTGATACAGCTTGTAGCCGTCAAGCACGCTTCCGCCAGGGCTGTGTATTTCGATTTCCAGAGTATCCGCCGCGTTCTCGTAGCAGTTCATAAGCTCTCCGAAATTTGCGCCGTTACTCGCAGCGGTTGCGCCGAAAACTAGCGACATTTCCTCAATCAAGCGTTCAACGCTTTCGGAATGCACTCCCTCGGAAAGCTTCACTTTACCGGCCTTGTTCTCAATTTGTAGAATTTGCATTTTGAATGATTGGTTAGCTGGTTCCGCCTCAAGTCGCCGGGACTTTTCGTCCGCCCATGATTTTCCGCTGTCGCCGCCCCAGAGCGCCCACGCGATTCGCCCGGCAGACGGGTATCCATCTTCTCCGGGAGAGAACCCTTGGCCCTGCTTGTCCACCTCATGGCGGGCGAAATAGCTGACCATTCGGCGAACAGTGGACGGGGAAAGGCTCTTGCGGTTGCTGATGTCGCGGGCGCGGGCGACGCCGATCGCGGTCCCTCCACGGTTGTATTCCGCTCTCCAGCGCAAGCCGCGCTCGGCCTCAGCCGCCATGGCTTCGGATGGCTTGAGGTCAATTGGCATCGTCGCCCTGATCAATTGGGTCTTGCGGGGTCGCCATTTCGTTTGCGGTAAGCATCACGATTTCCCGCTGGTCGATTTGGATTCCAGGGTTGGCTTCCATGGCGGCTTTGATTGCAAGCTTCGCTTTCACGATCTCGTCGATTCGCTTGGCCAGGTGCATCTCATAGGTCTTTCCGTCAGCTTCCACCAAGTCGGCCATGTTCAATCTGCCGAGCCGGTAGTCATCGCGCATCGCGGTAGCCTCCCGCCCGTCGTCAACTGTGAGGCGTGGCGGCTTCGAGAAGACCCATCGAGTCGGATTGTCGAGCCTGACAATCGAGCCATTGGCGCGGGTGATATTGCCTCGCTCTTGAGCGTAGGAGACTGCATAGGATGTGACTCGGCGGGCGAGGTGATCAAGCAGCCGCTGGCGCTTTGTGACAGCACGGCGTGCTCGCATGATGTCGGCTCGCTCGGCGGTGCCCTGCCCCGCAGCCTTCCAAACCATGCCATAGGACCATGACGCGCCGATGACGCTCATGCGAATCATCCGGTCTTGGAACTGCTCCCAGACATCGCCCGGGTTGTCATGCTTGATGGCTTCCAGCTTCTCGCCGCTGTTGGCCTTCATGTAACGGATCATCCCGCCATGGTAATTTTGCAGCGACAGCCCTTCTTCAGCGGTCCCACATTCGCCAAGCGCGATGCTGGGATCATCCAGGTCCGGCCCGCCGTGCTCGTTGTATTCGATAATACCGATGCTCGAAATAATCAGCTGCCGAATGCGCTCGAACTCCGTTGATTGCAGGCAATGCTTGAGGTCTTCGATGGCGTGAGTCAGGACCGGGATCCCGCGTCCTTGCTCAGAGAAATCAGGATCGTAAACGTGGACGATTGATTGCGCCGGAATGTCGGTCCATGAGCCGAACGGATCAAGTTCGTCGAGCAGTCGGTAGCCAATCGGGCGGTTCTGATTGTTGTAAATGACTCCATCCTTGATCTTTGCGCCCTTGAACCGCCCGGCCTCCACGACCTGCTTGAACTCTTCCGATCCGCTTCCGATCCGCCAGGACGGAATGTTTTGAATCAGCGGAAAAGACTCGTCTTCCGTGTAGGTGAGAAGCGTAAACGAGTCGCCGAAGTCGATGTCTTTTGAAGCGTCGTTCAAGTATTGGTTCCAATCGTGGATCCCTCCGCGAACGTCGCAGTTCTTGATCCAGACGTTATGCAGCCATTCTTCAGCGGCGTCACCGTTGGCGATGTCGGCTCCGCTGTAGCTTGGGACGTAGGCATCGCCTACGCTGTAATCAGCCTTCTGCGTAAGGATCGCCTTCGGGACGCCGACGTTTGTGAATAACCGTTTCGACATGGACACAAGCGCCCGCCGGTCATGCGACGGAATCAGCTTGTCGATGTCGATGTCCCGGACTTCGTATTGCGGCCCGCGAAAACGCGAACGGTCGGCAGCGTGAGCGAACCGATACGGAGTGGTGGCGGGCTGGCCGTATTGATCAAGGATTGCCATAGGTCAAAAGTAAGCGCGGCCCGTGGTTGACAGCGGATGGCCGTTTTCAAATTGCTTGATTACAAGCCGAAGCATGTCCAGCCGCTCGCCGTTCGTCATTGTTCGTTTTCCGCTGAACGTTTGGCCGTTCACTGTAGAGCTGGTCAGCTCGAACGCGCTGTCCGGATTGGTCAATATAGCCAATGCCAGCGATTCGGATTCCGCTTTAAGCGTAGCCAAATGCGCGGCGGATCCGCGCAATGCTAGGTAGGCGGATCGCGCTTGTCGGGCAATGCTCATGCCGCCCGAATGGGTTATGCCACCCGAATGGCAAGGCGCTTTTTAATCCTCCCCGCCTTCAAACAGTCGGAACATCCGCGCCGCGCCAACTTGGTAAACCTCGCAGTCGAAAAGGTGGTTATTGCGGGACTTCTGCACCCATACCCGCGTGACCTGTTGCTCGCGCCCAACTTGAAATTCCTCCATCCTCTCGGCCTTGAAATGTTTTCGGTAGGCATTGGAAACGTCTGAGAAAACCCGCCACTCAGCGCCATGCCCGGACGACAAGCGGGCGAGCATGTCCTTGATCGGATTGGTAGCAACCCACACCCACCGGGCTATCCCTCCACGCGATGCTGCCTTTCGTTGGATCTTGGAAAACGGGTTTTCGACTTTTCGCCCGCTTTTGCTTTCGGCGCTCCATCCAGTTTTCTTTCCGTCGCCCTTGATGCCAACCCATCCGCGCCGGACGATCAGATTCAGGATTCTTGGCTCATCGTAGCCGATGTCGATAAACGTTTTGTTGGGCTCAACTCCGAATCGTTCAATCAGCTCGTTAAGCTCGGTTTCGTCTCCACCTCTCCCTGGAACGTATCCCTCCCAAAGCAAAGTGGACGCTCCTCCATGGCACCAAGCTCGGATGACAAGCCAGAAGTGGTCGCCGCCCACGTCAATCGTGGCAAACCGCATTGCTTCGCGCTCGATTGTCGCGCCGGCATGGACTTCGTCGCGACTGTATCCGGAGACCACGAGCGGCTCGGCAGCATCAACCATTTCCTCCGACCAAAAAGCAGCACGCCGCTTTTGCTTCCACTGCCGGAACTTCTCCATGGCGCCGGCCCGCATGAGCCGGTCGGCCTCCAAAAACGAAACGACCTCGTTTGCCCACGGGATCCACCACACGGCCAGCGAGTCGACGTGGAACCCTCGGTATCCGCGGATCGCGCCGGCGTGGGTTGCGATGTATCCAAGGTTGCCGTTGCCGACGTTAGACGATGCCAATGCCCGCCGGTTTTGCGCTGTGTCGCCGTAGCGCGTTTGGCATTCGATGCACTCCATTTGAGCAGTGTCCGCCGTGGCCTGCTCATCAAGCTCTCCTTCGATCTCGATCCGCTCAAACTTGATCGAGTCGAAACTGTAAACCTGCTGCGCCTCGCACTTTTGGCACCTCCATCCAAAAGAGGCTTGGTCGGTTTTCCGCCATTCCAAATCAAACTCGCTGTCAACGTATCCGCCCTGCGATACAAGGAAAACCTTTCGGTTCCACCTGTCGTGATGCCTCGCCAGAAACTCGCGCACAAGCCCAGGCCTCCATGTCCACACTTCGTCGCCGTAGAGCCAGCGGACGGACTTTTCTTGGAAGTTGGAAAGGTTTGCGCCACCCATCACAAGCGGCATGTGCGGGAAAAGAATTTCCAGCTTTCGGGATTTGTGGCGGTCCTCGGGCCACAGGGCCGTCAATGCCGCGCATGACTTCAACGCCGGGATCAGCCGCGACTCGGCCCAAAACTTCGCGTCCTCGTCAGTCTGCGATGCGTAGAGCATAGGCCCGGGATCTTCCGACACGACGTATGGGATCAACGCTTCAGCCATCGTCGATTTGCCTGATCCAGTCGGCGCGAGAACCACAACGTTGCGAGTCTCAACATCCGCCGCGCATTCCATCGGGCCTTTCCACCAGGGCGTCTGCTCCGGGTCGAAAACCGAAGATCGCTCAGAGTTCTGAATCTTGACGTTTACCGCAGCCCATGCCCAGGGTGCGAGGCGTGTGGGCGGGCGAATGCCTCGGCGAAATGCGTCGCTCATTTGCTCTCCTTCCAAAAGGCCGATTGCTCGTCCGCCATCATTTCCAGAACATGCGTGCCCTGCTTCAAAAGCACGGCATGAATCGCGGCCGCATCGAGGCCTTCGCACATCGGAGCGGAATCATTACAGAGCTTCAGCACTCCGGCCTTCACGACGGCAGCGACCCGTATATCGCGGGCATCAACTTCGCCAACAGAAATCAGCTCGCGGGTTTCTTGTCGAACCTGCACGACAGCCTTTAAGCCGAGCAGCTTTTCCTTCAGGATCTTGACGGTATCAATCGACTGTGCCTTGCGGAGCGCGTCCTCGATGTCCTCCAGCGATTGCGCTTCCTGCGCGTCGCCAGCTTCAATCTTGGTCCCAGGCTGGATTCGGTGCCGGCGCTTCCCGAGCCATTTGTCCATGGCCTTTCGGTCCCAGCAGTCGACTCCTTGGCGCTTGGCTTCATCCCAGTCTTGGCGTGCGATTCCGCGTTGCCGGCAGGCTTCGGCGATGGTGGTTCGTGGCATGGCTCCTTGATTCCTAAACGCAAATATTTTGCACTCGTTTCCCACTTGCGACGCAG